TGGTAGATTTATTTATAATCCTTATCTAATAGCAATGGGTACAGTAAAATGGGATATGGTTAATCCTGAAATGATTATTATAGGTACTGAGGATGGTACTACTACAGGAGATGCTAAACTATTATTAGAGTTCTATGAAACGTTTATCACAGAAGGTACAAGATATGAAATAGGAACTTGGGATGAAGCAGAGGCTATAAAGATATTTTACAATACATTTATATCTACAAAAGTAGCATTAGTAAATATGATACAAGATGTTGCCGAAAAAGGAGGAAATATGAATGTTGATGTTGTTACTGGAGCCTTAGAAAGATCAACTTATAGAATAACCGGACCAGCTTACATGAAAGCAGGTATGGGAGATGGAGGAGGATGTCATCCAAGAGATAATATTGCATTACGTTATATGGCTGAAAAGTTAAACTTAGGTTATGATTTATTCGATGCTATAATGAAAGCAAGAGAAGAGCAAGCTAAAAACTTATCTACTAGATTAGTCATTGAAAGTCAAAAAGATAACTTACCTATAGTTATTTTAGGAAAATCATATAAACCTAATGTACACTATCTAGATGGCTCAACATCTATCTTAACAGGTAAATACTGTGAAAGGTTTGGGAGTAAGTTTGAAGTAATATATGATCCTGAAACTCCTATTAAAGCAGTATATTTATTAGGACACTTAGGAAAGCATCATGATTACGATTTTCCAGAAGGTTCTATAATAGTTGATCCATGGAGATCTTTTAAAACTGAAAAAAATATAAAGGTTATACATTATGGCAATACAAGAAAATAAACTAACTAATGATGAAGTACAAACACTTCAAACATTAAAAGCTAACACTGAAACACTTACTAAAGAGTTTGGTCTTATCAAACTTGCTCAGATTAATATTAAAAAAAGAGAAGAAGAAGCAGTTTCTATGTTAAATACTTTAAGAAGTGACGAAAAAAAAGTTGTAGAAGTATTAGAGAAAAAATACGGTAGAGGATCTATTGATATTAATAAAGGTACTTTTACACCAGCATAAATAGTTTCACGGTATTTTTACATATTTATTTATGTAGGAAAAAACTACTTTTAACAGGATTGGTTTCGATTCTATACCAATATTTATAAAAGACTAAAATAATTTAACATACGAAACATGGCAGAAACATTAATCTCCCCAGGTGTATTAGCAAGAGAGAACGATATCTCATTTATCGCACCAGCACCTACAGTTGCAGGAGCAGCAATCATTGGACCAACTGTCAAGGGACCTGTAGAAGTTCCTACCCTAGTTACTTCATACGGGGAGTACCAAAGAGTGTTCGGTACTACTTTCACTTCTGGTTCAGCTAAAAGAGAATTTTTAACTTCACTAGCAGTAAAATCCTACTTCGGAAACGGAGGAAACTCAGCACTCATTACTAGAGTTGTTGCAGGATCATTTACAGGAGCAAGTGATACAGGTATTACAGCGCAATCAGGTTCAGTACCATTTACTATCGAAACTCTTGGAAAAGGAGCTTTACTTAATAGTAACGGGTCACTAAATGGTGATGGATCGTTAGTTAACGGTAACTCTGATAACCTCAGATATGAAATCTCTAATATTAACAATAACCAAGGTACATTTACACTTTCTGTAAGAAGAGGTGATGATAACACCAAAGGTAAGATTGTATTAGAATCTTTTAATGATTTATCATTAGATCCAAACTCAGAAAACTATATTGAATCTGTAGTAGGAAATCAGTCTATCAGTAAAGCTACTGATGGAGATGGTTCAGTTTACGTCTCTACTACTGGAGAATATGTAAACAGATCAAAATATATTAGAATATCAGGAGTAAGTCGTCAAACATTAGACTATATCGGTAACGATGGTCTAATAAGTAACGCAAACTTATCTGGTTCGTTACCAGCTGCACAATCTGGGTCATTCCAAAATGCAACTGGAGCAATAACAACTACAGGTAACTTCTTCGGAGATATTAACAATACCGATACTCAAGGATTAGGTGCTGCAACAGGATATGCAGATGCTATATCAATCTTAGGTAATAAAGACGAATACGTATTTAACATCGTATCAGCACCAGGATTAATATATGAGTTCGGAAATCACAAAACTCAACTAGATAGTATTATTTCTTTAGCAGAGACTAGAGGAGATGCAATCGCAGTTGTAGATACTCAAAACTACGGAGCTACTGTATCAAATGTAACAGGTACAGCTGGTAATATTAACAGTTCTTATACTGCTACTTACTGGCCTTGGTTACAAATGCTATCAGCTACTGGTAAAACCGAATGGGTACCAGCATCAGTAGTTATTCCTGGAGTATACGCATTTACAGATGGAGCTGCAGCACCTTGGTTTGCACCTGCTGGATTAACCAGAGGTGGAATAGGTGATGTTATCCAAGCTGAAAGAAAGCTAACACGTACACAACGTGATACTTTATATAGTGCTAATGTTAATCCAATCGCAACATTCCCTGGAGCTGGTATTTCAGTATTCGGTCAAAAGACTTTACAGAAGAAAAAATCAGCATTAGATAGAGTAAATGTAAGAAGATTGTTGATCGACCTTAAGAAGTTCGTTGGAGACGTTTCAAGAGGCTTAGTATTCGAACAAAATACAAATACTACTAGAAATAATTTCTTAGCACAAGTTAACCCTTACTTAGAATCTGTTGTACAAAGACAAGGTCTTTTTGCATTCAGAGTAGTAATGGATGATACAAACAATACCGCCGATGTCATTGATAGAAATCAGTTGATAGGTCAGATATTTATTCAACCAGCTAAAACAGTTGAGTTCATAGTATTAGACTTTACAATAGAGCCTACAGGTGCATCGTTCGGGGCATAAAACTTTTTAGTAGAATATTTATAATAAAGAAATAAAATGGCAGTATTAGATCCAAACGAAATAATGTTTAGAGCCTTCGAGCCTAAAGTACAGAATAGATTTGTCATGTACATTGACAACATTCCAAGCTTTATGATCAAAACAGTAACGGCTCCTTCCTTTACTGATGAGGAAGTTAAACTAGATCATATTAACACATACAGAAAGATTCGTGGCAAGAGAAGCTGGGAAAATATGGATATGACTCTATATGATCCGATTACTCCGTCTGGAGCTCAAGCTGTGATGGACTGGGCACGATTATCCTATGAATCAGTAACGGGACGTGCTGGGTACTCTGACTTCTATAAGAAGGACTTAACATTAAATGTATTAGGACCTGTTGGTGATATCGTATCAGAATGGGTAATCAAAGGAGCTTTCATAGTAAATATGGCTCAAGGTTCATTTGATTGGGCTACTTCAGATGTAGCAGAACTAACAATGACGGTAGCAATGGACTACTGTGTATTGAACTATTAATACCTCCAAATACCACCGATACTTACCCGGCCTTGTTGCCGGGTTTGTTGTTTTATAAAAATAAAGTTCGTATATTTATATATAAACTAGTTTTAATTTAATCATTTATGGAACAAGAAAAGAAATTCCCAAGTGAGGTTATAGATCTACCTTCAAAAGGACTTCTTTATTCAGCTGACTCACCTCTAAAATCCGGAACAATAGAGATGAAGTATATGACTGCAAAAGAAGAAGATATCCTTACTAATCAAAACTACATCACTAAAGGAGTAGTTATTGATAAACTTCTACAATCACTTATAGTAGATAAAAACATCAAATACGGTGAACTACTTATAGGAGATAAAAATGCACTACTTGTAGCTGCACGTATCTTAGGATACGGTAAAGATTACGAATTTAATTATCAAGGAGAAAAAGTAACTGTTGATCTATCAGAAGTAACTAATAAAACTTTTGATGAATCTAAGTTAACCGATGGTAAAAATGAGTTTGAATATACTTTACCTACTACTGGTGATAAAATCACTTTTAAACTTTTAACTCATTCTGATGAATATAAAATAGATCAGGAGATGAAAGGAGTAAAAAAGATGAATAAAGATGCTTCTCCTGAAGTATCTACCAGATTAAAGTACATGATTTTAAGTGTTAATGGTAACGGAGAAACTAAAACTATTAGAGAGTTTGTTGATAACAGATTTCTAGCTAGAGATTCTAGATCATTTAGAAAGCATATTACAGACATTCAACCTGATGTTGACCTTAAGTTTTACCCAGCAGACGCAGAGGAGGGCGTCGCTATACCAATCGGAGTTAACTTTCTTTGGCCTGACGCCGACTTATAGAGTTAACATTTTCACACAAATACATGAAATAGTATTTCATGGTAAGGGAGGGTATGATTACGACACAATATATAACATGCCTATTTGGTTAAGAAACTTTACATTTCAAAAGATAAATGAGTTTTACGAAAAAGAAGCTGAAGCAACTAAGAAAGCTTCTAAAGGTACAACCCCATCTTCAATGCCAAAAGGACCTGCAATAAGAAAACCTTCTTATAGTACAAAGGCTCGCAAATAGCGGGCCTTCCCTATTTATATAAAAGTATATCAACGTGGCTGAAAATAGCAAAGACGAACTTAATAATAAAAGAGAGCAATCTAAAGTAGAGAAAGAGATTAATGAAATACTTAATGCTCGTGAACAAGCCTACAAAAGTAATGTCCAATCAGCAGGAGACACTCTAGATTTAACTAGACAGATAACTGAAGATATAAAGGACCAACTAGGTATGACTCGAGCTAAAGCTGAGGCAGATACTGGTGCATTAAGTTTAGCTAGAAAACTACAACAATCAGCTCAACAAGTAACTTCAGAGTTAGGTAATCAAGGAAAGATTCAACGTCAACTTATTAATGATCAGAACTTATTGAGTTCTATACGAACTGAAATAAGTATTATTGATGGTAAAATAGGAGAAGAAGGAGCTGCAGCAGCATCGGATATTGCTAACGCTTTATTCGAACAGCAAGATTTACAAAAACAAATAGAAGAATCAAGACAGGAAATGTCTTATCTTGACGAAGAATCCAAAAAATACCATCAAGAACATTTAGATATGCTGCTGGATCAAGTAACCCAACTTGATAACCAGATTAAAAAAGCAGAAGAGTTATCTGATAGTTTTGATAGAGGTGATATACGTCGTTTAGTTCAACTTAAACAGCAAGAAACATTAGGAGAGAAACTTATTTCTCAAAGAGAAGATGAACTAGAGACTCAAAGAAGAATAGAAGACAGAACTGGTGTTACTGGAGCTTTAGTAGAAGGTGTAGGAGGTATCATGCAACGTCTTGGTATGCGTTCCGGTATTTTCCAAAATGCAATGGAAAAAGCTGCAGAGGAAATGCAGAAAATGGCTGAAGAGTCTGAAAGAGTTGATGAAAATGGAGAAGCGATAGGTAAGCAGTACAGTAAAACAGCTATTGCAATAAAAGGTTTAACAGAGCTAACTAAAGGATTTGGTAAAGCTCTTGGAGATCCTCTGACTATTACACTAGCAATAGCAGATGCTTTCTTTAAAGTAGATGCCGCAGCATCAAAACTACAACAAACTACCGGTCAGAACTCAAATGTTGCAGCCGGACTGAATATGAGATTAGCCTCTACTGTAGATGTACTAGAGGTAATGACAGAGTTAACTGCTCAAACCGGTATGAATGCCCAGAATATCTTTTCACCGGATGTACTGGCAGGAGCAGCAGAACTTAAAAATACAATGGGACTTTCTGCTGAAGCAGCAGGAGGTTTAGCTAAAATAGCTCAGACCACTGTAGGTTCCATACACGGGGTAACTGATAGTGTAGTAGGTACAGTATCTGCTTTTAATAAAGCTAATAGATCCGCTGTATCACAGGGAGTTGTGTTAAATGACGTCGCTAATGCAGCTGATGATATTAAAGCATCATTTGCTGGTAACCCTGAACTACTGGCTGAAGCAGCATCTGCTGCCAGAAAAATAGGATTAGAGCTATCTAGAGTAGATCAAATAGCTAGTTCATTAATGGACTTTGAATCATCTATAGAAGCTGAACTTGAAGCACAGTTACTTACCGGTAAAAGTATTAATATGGCTAAGGCAAGGGAACTTGCATTAAATAATGATATAGCTGGATTAACTGAAGAACTATTTAAAAACTCTGCTGATATAGCTGATTTCGGTAAAATGAACCGTATACAGCAAGAAGCTCAAGCAAAAGCATTAGGTGTATCTAGAGAAGAACTTGGTAGGATGGCTTATCAAGCTGCTTTGAATGCAGGACTTACTGAAGATCAAGCAGCCGCTGCTGCTAATGTAAAAGCAGAAGATATGCAGAGGATGGCTGTTCAAGATAAGCTAGCTAAAGCAGCTGAAAAAATGACACAAGCATTTGCTCCTATGTTAGATATTTTAATACCAGTCGCTGATTTGATAGGATTTATAGCTAAGATTATAACTTATCCTGTTAGTAAACTAATGGAGCTTGGAGAGGGTATAAAAAGTATGAATAAAGATGCTCCTATACTTATGGGAATTTTAGGGGATGGATTTAAACTTATTGCAGGACTAGGAGTACTAGCGTCATTGAATGCATTTAAAAACTTTCTATCCGGTAAAGGCATGAAGTTTGACTTATTTAGTAAGATAAAAGAAAAAGCACTTGGAGCAAAAGATAAAATAAAGGATGTAACTTCATCAACTATGGATAAAGGAGCTGGAGCTACTGGTAAGATGCAACAAAAGACTAAAGGTGCAAAAGGTGGCAAAGGAGTAAAAAGTTTCTTAAAAGGATTAGGAGATGGATTAGCTTCTATCGGTAAACAGTTTGGACAGATAATCAAAGGAGCATTAGCTTTAGGAATAGCTGGAGTAGCAATAGGAGGATCATTTGCTTTAGCATTAAGGTTAGTTAAAGATGTAGACCCTTTACAGATGGTAGCATTCTCAGCTTCTATAGCATTATTTGGAGGAGCATTAGCTCTGCTAGGTAAAATGTCTTCTCAAGTGATTCAAGGTTCTATTGCTATGGGTATTCTAAGTTTAGCAGCAATGGGATTTGCTACAGCATTCTCTATGTTAGAAAATGTAGATACTAATAAAATGATAGCATTTTCTATTGCAGTACCGTTATTAGGATTAGCAGCAGCAGGATTAGGATTTTTAGCTCCAGCTATTGGATTAGGAGCACTTGCTATTGGAGCACTAGGATTATCATTAATACCTCTAGCAGGAGCATTTGCTTTATTAGGAGCAGTTAATGTTGAAGAAGTATTAGGTTCTTTAAGTTCTTTTGCATCGATGACACCAGGTTTACTACT